GTTCTGGGGGACCTCGCAGGAGGGCACCCGGCAGGTCTTCACCTACACCGAGATCCTCACCGATGAGTGGATCGAGGAGTACATCAACGACGAGCTGCTCGACCAGCGCGAGAACCCGCTCGGTGTGATCCCGGTCGTGCACATCCCGAACATCAAGATCGCTGGCTCTCCGTGGGGTGCGGCCGACATCGCCGACATCACGATGCTGAACCGGGAGTACAACGAGAAGGCGACCGACATCTCGGACATCATCAACTACCACGCGTCCCCGGTGACGGTCATCACCGGCGCGAAGGCGTCCAACCTGGAGAAGGGCGCGAAGAAGGTCTGGGCGATCCCGGCCAAGGACGCCCAGGTGTCGAACCTCGAAGGCGGCACCGCCGCGATCCCGGCCGCGCTGGAGTATCTGGACCGGCTGAAGCGGGGGATGCACGAGATCACCGGCGTGCCGGAGACGGCGCTGGGTCAGATGCAGCCGATCAGCAACACCTCGGGTGTTGCCCTGAGCATCATGTACCAGCCGATGATGCAGCGGTACTCGATGAAGAAGCTGACCTTCGAGATCGGCTTCAAGCAGATCAACTACCTGGTCCTCAAGACCCTGTTCACGTTCATGCCCGAGACGCTGGCCTACGACCCGGCCTCCGACGGCATCATGACCGACGAGGGCCAGCCGCCGATCCTCGATCCGGCCGACCCGATCACGTTCGAGTCGATCATCCACTGGCCCCCGCCGCTGCCGGTCGACGCGCTGATCAAGCTGCAGGAACTGCAGGTGAAGATGGGCATGGGGCTGGAGTCCAAGCGCGGCGCGCTGGCCGATCTGGGCGAGGAGTTCCCGGACGAGAAGATGCAGGAGATCTTCGAGGAGCTGATGCAGGACGCGAAGGACCAGGGCGCGCTGGACTTGGTGAACGCCCGGATCCAGCAGGCGATCCTTGCACTAACTGGAATGCTTCCGGCGGATGCGAATTCACAGGTTCCGCCGCAGGGCTCGAATAATGAAGGAGATGGGGCAGCCCAACAGCAGCCCCTGGCGGCAGCGCCGGTGGATTTCGCGGCGTTGACCGAGCAGGAGATGAACCAGTCGATGGTGGACCTGGTGACAAAGGCCTACGGGACGAAGCTCCCGAGCCGACAGATGTCGCCGGAGTCCTGAACTACCAACTCGTGGCTTAGCCGGAAAAATCCTTGATCAAGGAGTCATGTCAATGCCAGACGCCCCGAACAAGACGAGCGAGTCAGCTACCAAGACCGAGGTCGTCGCGGAGGGCTTCCAGCAGGGATCGACGGAGACCGCACAGCAGTCCCCGGAGAAACAGCAGAAGACCGACCCGCAGCAGCCGAGGATGTTCACCGAGGCCGAACTCCAGAAGGTCCGCAAGGACGAGAAGGACAAGGTCTACGGCGAGCTGGAGCAGACGAAAGCTCAGCTTGCGAAGTTCGAGCAGGAAGAGGCCGCACGTAGGAAGGCCGAGGCCGAAGCTCAGGCCGCAGAAGCCGCAGCCGCCAAGAAGAAGGCGGAGGCCGACATGGACGCCCGGCAGTTGCTGGAGTCCAAGGAGGCTGAGTGGACGAAGCGGTTCGAGACCTCGAACCAGCAGTGGGAGGAGCGGTTCAACACGATCAACGCCGAGCGCGAGCAGGAACGTGCTCTGCTGGAGAAGGAGCGGAAGTTCAACGAGTTCGTTGGCTACCGCAACGACCGGATCCAGGCCGAGCGCGAGAACATCGCACCGGAGCTGATCGACCTCGTCTCGGGCAGCACCCCCGAGGAGCTGGAGGCCAGCCTGACGCGGCTGAAGGAGAAGTCTGAGCAGATCGCCCAGACCGTCCAGCAGTACGCGCAGCAGGCCCGTGCCAGCCAGCGGGGTGTGTCGTCGGCGTCGTTCCCGGCCGTTGGGCCGGACACCGACAACCCGAGCGGTAAGCAGATCACCGCCGAGGACATCGCGGCGATGGGCTTCGAGGAGTACGCCAAGTTCCGCCAGCAGTACGGAATTGGTGGGTCTCAGGGCCGAGGGCTGTTCGGCTAACAGTTCCCGGGGCCGGAGGCAACAACCTGACATGACCTGATCCGGAGACAAGGGAAGCCATAATGACCAACGCAATCACGGGTACCGGGGTACTCAGCGCATCGCCGACCGCCTATAGCGGCGCGAACTCGATGCTGACCCCGGCCGTCCAGACGATCTGGAGCAAGGAAATTCTGTTCCAGAGCATGCCGATCCTGCGGTTCGAGCAGTTCGCGGTGAAGAAGACCGAGCTTGGCGTCCAGCCGGGCTTGACCATCAACTTCATGCGGTACAACAACCTGGGTGCAGCCTCGGCCCTCGTTGAAGGTGTGCGCATGCAGACCAACGCGCTGACCGCGAGCCAGTTCTCGATCACCGTGGTCGAGCACGGGTACGCGGTGGCAGTGTCCGAGCTGCTGCTGAACGCCTCGTTCGACGACGTGATGGCGTCGGCCTCACGGCTGCTGGGCCGCAACATGGCCACCTATCTCGACGTCTCCTGCCGCGACACGTTGCTGCTGGCAACGAGCGTCCTGTACGGGTACAACAAGTTGTCCGCGCCGGTCTCGCCGATGACCTCGATCTCGCCGTACGACCGGGGTACTCCGGCCGCGAACCGGCTCGCCCTGAACGGCCACGACTTCACCGCCGCGCTGGTCAAGGACGGAGTCGAGACACTCGCGACCAAGAACGTCCCCCGCCTAGGGGAGACCTATGTGGCGTTCGTGCACCCGCACCAGAGCCGTCGGCTGCGCGACGACCCGGAGTTCATCGAGGTGACGAAGTACGCCGCGCCGGGTAACTTCATGATCGGTGAGATCGGCCGCCTGAACGATGTGGTGTTCATCGAAACCACCCAGGTGAAGCGTCTGACCGGTGCTGGTGGGGGTGCCCCGGCGGCCGACGTCTACCAGGCGATGGTCATCGGTGACAACGCGTTCGGCCATGCGATCTCGCTGCCGGTCGAGCTGCGCGACGGCGGCATCTTGGACTTCGGCCGTGAGCACGCGCTGGCCTGGTACGCGATCTGGGGCCTGGGCCTCATCACCGACCAGTCGGTCGTGGTCTGCGAGACCACCTGAATCGTGATCGATGCAGGAACGCCCTCACCCTTTCCCGAGGGCGTTCCTGTGCTTGCCCTGGACAACTGTTCGTGACTGATAGGGAGAACTCAGATGCCACGGAGCCAGACCCGACACGGCGATATGACCGGCCGGATCAAGGCCGACAACACCGCCGAGCACGCCGCCGAGCTGGAAGAGCGCGCGGCAACGATGACGATGGCAACGGCCGCGATCGCCGCCGCCAAGGACGAGGTCATCGACCTGACCGAGCCGAGGCCAGCACCCGAGGCCGAAAACGTCGGCGACGTTGAGCTGAGCGAGGTCACGGTCGAGGACGACGTGGTGAACTTCCGGGTGAACACGACGCTCGAACAGGTCACCATCGGCGTCGGGAATCACATGGACCTCGTCGAGGGTCAGCAGTACAAGGCTCCCCGCTGGATCTACAAGCACCTGGACGAGAAGGGCGTCGTCTACCACTGAGATCCGCCTGACGACCAAGGGTTGATGCGATGCCTGGCTTCACGACCGACGACTCCAAGGCGATGGAGCTTGACTACCTCACGGGTCGCAACCTCGCCTACACAGCGCCGCGTAACAGCTACCTCGGCCTGGCCGTCGCGATCCCCGACGCGGGCATCACCTTGACCACCCTCGCCGAGGTCGTCACCCCCGGCTACGCCCGGGTCCAGGTCGTCTGGTCGGCACCGACCGGCGTGCCGGTCTCGATCGCCAACAGCGCCAACATCCAGTTCGGGCCGGTGACGGCCGACATGGACAGTGCCGCCGGGTACGCCTTCCTGACCGAGGTCCTGGCCGGAACGGCGGGTACCGTGTTGTACATCTGGCAGCTCACGGAACCCGTGCTGGCGAAGGCGAACAAACCGATCTTCGTCGCTGCGGGCGCACTCACCATCCAATAGCCCGGGGGAGGGGACTGACAGTGGCCAGCGAAGCCGCGTTGATCTCCCGGATCCGCCTGGAGCTGGGCGACGGCCCGATGCCGTTCCGGGGACAGTTCCGGGGCACCGGCATGCAGGAGACCTTCGACCTCCCGGCCAACAACGTCTCGGCCAACGACCTGCGGACCTTCATCGTCGAGCCCACCACACTGGCCATCACCGACCTGGCCCCGGCCGACTACACCATCGATCTGGCCAACGGCCTGATCACCCTCAACACCATGCTGACCCGCGACCACCTGCTCGTCGTCGAGGGCTACAACTACAGCCTGTTCAGTGACGCCGAGATCTCCCAGTTCCTCCGCGAGGCACTCCTGCAGCACACCAGCAACGGTTCGTCGGCCAGCAGCGGGACCGCCACCGACACCGTGCGGTACCGCGACGAGAACGGGTTCATCAAGTACTCCCACAACAAGGTCACCCTCGACAGCCTCCCCGAGGTCGAAGAGGTCGTGGTCGCCCTGCTGGCAGCCACCGAGGCGCTCTGGGCGTTGTCGACCGACGCCAGCACCGACATCGACATCCACACCTCCGAGGGCACCTTCGTGCCCCGGTCGCAGCGCTACGGCCAGATCGTCAGCCAGATCAACCTGCTGACCGAGAAGTACAAGACGCTGTGCGCCCAGCTCAACGTCGGGCTGTACCGCATCGAGATGTCCACCCTGCGCCGGATCTCCAAGACCACCGGCCGACTCGTCCCGGTCTACGTCCCGCGCGAGTACGACGACTCCAGCATGCCGGTCCGGGTCCTGCCCGAGATCGACAACCGCGACGCCGACCCCGACGGACCGCCGAGCGCCGCCAACCAGGGCCTGTTCTGATGGCCTGCCAGACCTGCGGTCGAATCGGGGAGTGCACTGTGTGCTGCTGCATCTCCACAGACCACAAGGGCTACACCGGCACGCTGAGGGAGTGCCGAACCTGCCATCACCCAGTCGCACCAAGGCGCGAGCGCCGATGAGCCGCCTGGACTGGAAGGAGGGCGGCCGGTTCGACCGGGTCGCGGAGTCGCAGTCGATCGATGCCGCGCTGCGCGGGTTTCAGAACGCCGAGATCGAGGACCAGATCAGCTACTACCGCTACTGGCCCGAGCACTCCCAGGAGCACCCGGTCTACGACGAGGCCGACGGCACCGGCCTGGCGTTCCACCCGCCGGTCGACGTCCCGGTCCTGCACGCCACCCACGGCGAGGGACCGAATCAAGATACGGAAACCGGGCTCTACTTCGTGGACGACCTGTACGTCACCGCGTCCTTCCAGCAGTTCTTCCGCACCGGCCTGACCGAGGCCGACATCCTGCACGAGACCTACATGCGGGACCGGGTCGTCTACGACCGCAAGCTGTTCCGGGTCCTGCAGATGCATGTCACCGGCCAGATCTCAAACGAGGACTTCATTCTCAGCCTGGAAGGCACCCAGATGAAGGCCGACGAGTACATCCTCGATCCCCAGTTCGCGGGTCTCTGAGCGCGATTCGTGTTTTCGATTCGAATTCGCTATAGTTGTTGTACCACCACAACTCAAGGAGATCACCATGGGCGCGAACAACCCGTACTACAACGAATACAATCCCTTCCCGGCGATGCGCGAGCAGCAGCTCCAGCAGGCCGCGCTGGAGCAGTACCGGCAGCAGAACGCGCCGCAGGTCCCGGCGAGCACGGTCGGGGCCGACTTCGCCCGGCTGAACGCCGTGTCGCAGCAGTACGCCCCGCACCCGCACCAGCACAACGGCGTGCCCGTCGGCGCGATGGTGGCCGCTGGCGCTATCGCTGCCTCTGCGATGCGAGAGGCCAGGCACCGCGCTGAAGTCGCTAACGGGACCCGTCCGGCCGGACTGAAGGACGGTGTGTGGGGTTGGTACGCCTTGGCCGCGCTCCTGATCCACTTCATCGGCGGTTCGCTCATCATCCCCGGCGCGAATCCGGCCGTCTTCTGGCTCGTCTTCGG